CTGGGCCTTCATCATATTGAACTGGCCCTGCTGCATCTGCATCTGCATCATCTGCGCCCGAAGCGCGTTCATGCGCCCCTCGTTCGGGTCGCCGAAGTCAACAGGTTTGATGCCAAGCGCGATAGATGTGTCTAGACCAGCCATGATGTGAACCTCAAATTAGCCAAACAAGGATGGGTTGTAGCCACCACCGCTAAATACGCTAGTATTCTGTAGGTCTGACATAGTGCCAGACCCTACGCCGTTATATCCGTAACCGCCCCCACCACCACCGCCATAAGTGCTAGAGTTAAAGGCTTTAGCAACCCCGCCAAATGCGTTGTTCCATGCGTTAGCCTGACCAACTTGGCCGGAGGCTAGCGCGTTGCCTGCTTGAAGCGCGTTGCTGCCTGCGGCGGCGCCGTAGGCGCCTGCGGCGTTGCTGGTTGCGTTAGTAGCGGTTTGACCAACGCCCATCAAAGACTGCAACGGCTGCAACTGATTGGAGCGGTTGGTCTGATAGCGGTTGAAAGCGTTGCTGTATTCGTTTGACGCATAATCCTGACCATAGCGGCCAGCGGCTTTGAGCGCAGCACCAGAGATTAGACCCCCGCGCAAAGCGGCTTGCGCGTCAAGAGCCTTCATGCCTTCTTTCAAACGAAAGGCGTAGCCGGGGTCGGCTTGGTAGTCGGACATGCCAAAGTCGCGGGCGTATTTGCCAAAGTCGGCTGAATTAGGATCAACGTACAAGCCCTGCGGCAAAGTAGCCGCCGCACCGTCTGCGCCCTTGGCGCCGTACAACGCCGCGTCCATTGGATTAAGGCCCAACAACGTCAACAAACGGTTCTGCGCCGTCAGACCGCCAGCGCGGAATGGCGATTGCAGTTCTGTTTGTTTTTCAAATATTTCTTTTTGAAGCGCGGTCGCGCGGTCAGCGGCAGCGGCTTGCGTTTTAGCGGCTTTGCCCGCGGCGCTAGACGCCATCACCCCGCCTGCAATTGACGCTACGGCTCCAATAGCTGCACCAACCATGCTAGTCTCCAATCCATTTGGAATAGTACGTTTCTACCGGGGCCATTTTAAGATATTCAAACAAGCGAGAACAATCTTTATGTAACTTTGACCCATAATAGAGTCGGTGCGCACCGCGGTGCTTGGCTTCGCGTTCTACTTCTCGAAACAGCCGTACCCCTTCCATCCCACCACGAATGTCAGGGTGCGTCCAAAATATATCCATTGTCAGTGTAAGGCAAGTCTTATAGTGCAGATGCGGTTTTAATATGCCAATAAAATAGCCAACGAGCTTGCCTTCTTGCCGCAGGGTCACTACAAGCAGCGCGTCTTGTTCCGCAAGATAGTCGTAAAGATCGTATTGCGGGTCTAACGGCACCTTGTCTTTGTTAAGAGCTAGCTCTTCCCAATGCGCGGGGTACAGAATTTTAGCATCCGGTATGAAGGTGGAGTAGGGTTCAACTTGAGCGGTGATCATTACGCGCTCCTGATGTCAACAATACAAACGACGCGATCTTCTTTTGAATTGTTTGTAACCGAGTGCTTGGTTGTATTGTCGATCATCCAAATTTCGCCCGGACGAAAATTGACCGTTTCGTCGCCGATATGGAACAAAGCCCCGGGCAATGATTGAAGCGCAATTTGGTATCGGGTGTAGTAGGTAGCGGGCGCGCCGCCGTCAACGTGAGGCGTGATCTGTTTGCCGGGCGGCAAACAAGTGACGATTACACGGCCAAGATGGACGCCATCAACGCGGGCCATAAGGCTAAGGACAAGCTGGCGCAGGGGCTTAAGAAGATGCCAACCGCGAAACGGCTGAACAAGTTTGTCATCAACAACTTCACCCGTAGGGTCGTTAAACATAAGCCAGATGTCGCTTACCTCGGAATGGGCTGTGCCGGGGTGAGCAGTGCGTAGAGTGTTTTCGTTCCATAAATCGGGGTTGTTAGCGAGCGTTACCATAGAGGGGATAACGTCGATACCTTCAGCGATCTTCAGAAAGTGTTTCATGTAACTCCTTTAAAGCTCTTATACTGGGTAGGGAACGCAAGTTACACCGTCGTAATAGTAGCCACTTGGGGTTACGTCCGCTGCGCAAGGAACCCAATAGAGCGGCGCGGGCTGCGCGGTTTGCACCGTCGATACCGCAGCAATCCGATAGCCCAACGTCAATGGCGGTGTGTAACTGTTGTCGTACACCTTGTCGTTAGGCGAGACCAAAGCGTACTGCGCTGGGGGCGGTGGCGGAATATACTGCGCAATCGGACCCCAGTCACCAGCAATTAACTGGTCGTAAAGCGCGACGCCATAAGGCTCTGTGTCGTACGACGTCGCCGTAAACGGAAGATACCCGGTGTTGCCTTCAAACAGTACGTCGCAGTTAATTGCGTCGCCAATAGTGTTGGCATATATTGGGTTTTTGACATCTAAAACTGTTGGCATGTTACGCAACCCTTACAAAAAGTGAAGCGCTTACCGCGCCTCCTGCTGGCCCCGTGTACCCCATACATATCCAAGAGCCGGATAAGAGATATAATGGATACCCGCCGGGGTACCCATCAGCATTAGAAGGAAAGATAAGTGAACCCGGAGCGCCTTGGCCGTAAAAATATTCAGTTCCTTGCGCTGTGCAAAGAGCGTATGAGCCTACGGCATACGGCGTTATTGAAGCCCCGCCCGACGCGGGCGCGGCGGATGTCCATGCAGTGCCATTGCTGGTCAGTACATTGCCCGCCGTGCTTGGAGCTGGCGGCGTAACGGTGAGCGTGCCAGACGTAGTAATCGGACCGCCGGTAACGGTGAACCCGTACAGACCTGTTGCGGCAACGCTTGTGACGGTTGCAGCGCTAGTAGCATTTACAGTAACGGTGCCTATACCAGAGCCGGGGCTAATTGTAATATTGGTTCCAGCAATAATTTTATCGACTGACACGCCCGGCGTCACTGACCCTGCCGTTGTAGCGTAAGTGGCGGTTGCAGCATTTCCGGTAATGCTAATAGGCCATGTGCCGTACGCATTAGCTCCGTCCGCCGTAGCCGAAGCACCTAGCTGATCCTGCGTCCAAATTTCAACGTCGTTGGCGTCTTTCAACACAAATTTGTATTTAGACGTGCCAAACCAAACTGACGCTTCGCCGCGCGAGTCAAGGATAATTGGGTTGGTATTGGCGATTAACCCAGTGCTAGTGGTATAGGTTGTTAACGGCGTGGTAGTACCCGCGGCGTAGGTGTAGAGCTTACCGCCAACCAAAAACGACCCATTGCTGGCAAAAAACTGTAGCCGAGGATCGGGGGAGATACTTGCAACCATGTCGGACGCTCCAATTTACAGCATCATACCTTATGACGCCGCACCTTTCAAGACTACAAAGTTAACCACGGGTGCATCGGTAGCTGTACCGGTCTGCGCCCAGAAGGTAATATTAAAACTCCCCGCCGCCACCGCGCTGACGTTAAAGCTATAATTGTTGGTTGCGCCTGACTTGACCGACAGGACCACAACGTCGGTTGCAGCGATTGTGCTGTTTGTAACTGTGAACGTTGCGGGCGTTGCGGACCCCGCCGCCGAAAATAGCGTGATGGCGCCGGTAGGGGTGTTACTTGTAACGCCGGTCGTGCGGCTGGTGCCTTGCGTGACCGCGCCGCCTGCGCCAGCAATGTACCCAAACGCCGTAGTCGTAGAGGACCATGCAGGTGCATTACTTGGGCCTTGCGCCACTAGCACCGCGCCTGAAGTTGTCCACGGACCTGTGCCGCCGCGCGCTGTGCTAAGGATACCCGTCCATCCGGCGGTAATAGTTGTCGAAGCCAGCAATGCGGTGTTAGGGGAGCCGCTAAGCGTCAACGTGACGTTGGTGTCATTGCTGCGAGATAACGCCGAACCAGTGATCGATATTTGAGGGTTTTGTCCATCAGTAATTGCAAGCGGCGCAATGGCCGTGATTGCAAGCGTGGGTTGTTGAACCCCGTTGCCGGTAATCGTGAACATATTGAGCAGGAACCGATACCATTCACGCGACACAATTCCCGTGCGCTCGTCAAGAAACGGAACGCGCGGCGGCGTGATGTTGGTGATGTTTGTTGGGCTAGCCATTGGTGCCGCTCACGATCAGCTCCGCGCCGACAATGGCAATTTTAACAGGATCAGTACCAGACACTTCGTACACGCGGTCGCGCAGTTTGGTTGTCATGCCAAGACGACGCCAGAATGTGCGGTACGAGAACCCGCCAATCTTGCCCATTGACGTCCAGTGCTCGCTGGACCAAGTGTGGCCGCCGTCGTCCGACCAGCGCAGCATCACTTGCGGGTTGTAGCCCGGCGCAGCGGCGTGCTGTGTTGTAACGATATACGACGGCGTTGCGCCGGTGAGGATCAGGCGGTTGCCGTTTTGCGCGGTGAGGTTCTCGCCGCCATCAGACGCGTCAAACGCGTTTAGCCCCACGCCCGTCTCGGCGTCAAGTTGAAGGCTGTGGTGCGCGGTGCGCTTAAGGTTGTTAGCGTTAGGCGGCAGCGCGCGCCACGAGCGCAACCACTTTTGAATAGCCCCGTTGTCGGCGTAAACATCAAGGTCGTAGATATACAGATTGCCGTTGGCATAATCGCCAAGGATGGTCTGGCTGTTAAATTCAGCCTGACAGTTGGGGCGATAGCGGGTGAAGTCGCCGTCGGACCAACTTGCGCGCTCATGCCATGCCTGCGTTGCCACGTCGTAGACCCACGTCTTGCCTTCGCTGGGGAATGTCAAGATATAGAACGAATGGCCGTCTTGCTGATATGTGTAGGCTACGGCGTCGGAGATATTGCCGTAGTTCTGGATTTGCCACTCGACAGCGTGCGTTGACACACGCACGCCGCTGTAGCCGTTAGCGCGGTAGACGATCCCGCGACCGCGCGTATCGGCGCCCAGCCAGAACAGCGCGTTGTCGAGCTTGGCCACCGAGAAGGTAGCCGCGCAGCCCAACTCGTTGAACGCGCCTTGAATACGGGTCAGCGGGAAATCAACGGCACCCGAATCATACCAGACTTCGACAGAGTTAGTGCCAAATACCCACAACTCGCGGTGATCGACCATTGTGGACACCACACCGTCAGGCGAGCCTTCGGCGCTGGCAAACGACAGCGGGTCAATTTGCGTGCCGTCAAGGATTTCCGACACCCAGATAAGCTGCGAATTTGGCTGGTTGAATACAAAATAGCCGTCAAGGTAGCTGACCGTTGACGCGCCGGGAAAGTCTTCGTCGGTGATCTGGCTAAACGCGTTGGTCGTAAGATTGTAG